CAGATGTTAATCAGATGTTAATCAGATGTTAATCAGATGTTAATCAGATGTTAATCAGATGTTAATCAGATGTTAATCAGATGTTAATCAGATGTTAATCAGATGTTAATCAGATGTTAATCACTTTCATAAAGAAAATGATTTATTTAAAATGAAGAGTAGTATATCGGATCCTAAAAAAATCGGTCCCGGATCCTGGGGTGTAATACACTCTCTTGCCCGGAAACATACAACTAAAGAGGGTCAAGAATTTGTTAAACGAGCGATAGAAGATATTATTATTTCATTTCCATGTCTTGAATGTAGAAGTCATGCTATGGAATATTTAGCTCGAAATCCAATTCAAATCGATAATTATGAATTTACAGTTTTTATTTGGACTGTTGATTTTCATAATTTTGTCAATAAAAGACTTTTTAAAGATTATCTTGATGTTCAAGATGCGCTTAAAATATGGTCAGGAGAAAATGTGTGTCTAGAAGATTGTGGAGGAGAAAGTATAGAAATTGATGTCGAAGAATTAAAAAGAGAGGGGAGAGAAAAAAAGGATGAAATATATAAAGTTTTTTAATACGGCCAATTATGATAAATTTATCATAATTTGAAGACGGAAATGATTTAACATATCTCATTCCTAATCTATCAAATATAAGTTTGGTATATTTTTTCTTATTAATAGAATTATATTTTGGAATTGATATTTCTGACATTTCTTTTCTCTTATTAACTAATTTCGATATTTTATTGAAATTTTTCTTACTTATTTTTGGGGGAATATCTCCTTCACAATTGTTTCTATAAACTATATTTATATCATCTTTATTTATAATCATTATATTTTTTTCCATTTCGTTCTAAGATTGATCTACTTAAAATAGAATATAATTCTAGAGTATTTTGAAAATTTTTAATTTCTTCAGTAATAATTATTAAATGCAATCCTTTTTCGGTGGTAAAAATATAATTATTTAAATCATCACCAGCATCTATCATAGATTCTATTTTATCTAACTCATCTTCAAATTTATCACCAAACCAATATTTTTCTACATCTTCGAATGACCAAATTTCAGAATATTCGTAAACAAATATTGAATAATGGTCTAATTTTAATAAGATATAAAATGAATGAGAGCAAAGAATATTGGATCACTAGTTTAATTTTATTATTTATAATTTTATTGTTAATTGGTGTTACTTATCAGGATTTATTTTCTATAAGATAGCCGTCTTCAAGTGTTACTGTCTCTTCGGAGCACACTGAGTGGCCGTCGTATCTGGTATGGCCGAAATTGAAAATTTAATTAAAATCTATTTAAAGTGGGTCTTATCTCTTAAGAGATAAGGTTCTTTTTTTAGTCCAGCAATGGATCATTAAAAGATGAGGTAGTCGTACCTCCCCACCAGCCCATACACTCTGGTGTGTGGTGCATAACGGGTACGTTCTCTGCAGAGAACGTGTTCACAAACATACGGTTTGTGAATGAGGTAGTCGTACCTCCCAATCTTTTGGTTCTGCTTTAGTCCAGCAATGGGGTATTGACAGTGAGGGATGATTTCCTTATCTACAAAAACTCAGGTTTTTGGTAGATTTCCATCGTATAACATTAGTTATAGGTAAAAATTACACATAACTAAAAAAATAAATAATTTATGTATATACCATTATAAAATGGAAGAAAATAGCTATTAACGCACCAAGTCCAATAGACCATGCAAAAACTACAACTCTTCCCTTATCACTCAACCATTTATTATCGACTTTATTTTCAGACGATGAGTTAGTTTTTCTAACTCCTCCATCTCCAGCATCATATAACCAATCTCTAGTTCCTAATAGCGTAGGTGGTTGGAAAGTATAGAAAAAAACAAATAATGTTAAAAAAGCAAATAAGAAAATAAAAATAGTCATATGCCAGGTTCTAACTAAAATCATATCAGTCCCAGCTATAGACGGTTTACTTTTACCGATCAGGGTAGCATTCTTTTTAGAAGCCATCTATTCTTTTAATAATTAATAAATTAACTATTAAATCAACTTAATCTGAATCTTCGTCATCATCATCATCATCAGATGTCTTGCTCTTGGTAGAGGACTTGGTAGACACCTTAGTCGAAGCCTTAGCAGATTTTCGTGTATTCTTCTTGGCAAGCTTCTCCTGTTCCTTATAATGATTGGTAATATTCTTAAGAACACTGTTCAGTTCCATTCCAGCAGCAATATTCTTAGGATCCTTGAGAGAATCCCGTTCCTTTTGAGTATTCATCTCAGGGATAATACGGAAAAAACTGTTGAACTTCATCATTGAAATATAAAGTGCACCCATCTTCTTATCATAAACAGTGTCAGTTTCGTTCTTCTTACTAGGAGTATCGGCCACACGTGCAAACGCACTCTTCTTACCGTGCTTGACACTATCCTCGACCTTCTGGAGCTTCTTCTCATCCAGACCTTCGGGGATTCCTCGTGCTGTCACAATATCCTCTCCGAAGAAAAGCCACTTAGTGCTAGAATAAGCTGACTTCATTCGCTTATCTGGAACATAACGAACCTGTTCCCCCTTTTCAGTCTTGCTCTTCAAGTTATGATAACGAATATATTGAGCTTGCAACGAAGTGAAGATACCAGCATTCCCCATGTGCTTCTCAGTAACCAAACCAAGAACTGTTGACAGAGGAGGACTCTTTGGATCAGAAGGATCCAAAGGACCCATATCAGCCCCGTCATATAGTGCGGGAACTTGATCAGAAACAAAATGAAGGGCACGAAGTTGCTTATTGTTCTTTCCAGACTTATTCTTCTTCTTTTGTGCATAAAACTTTTTACTAATATTCAATTGATGAAGTGTGGATTTCCAGAATTGATTAATTTCCTTCTTGCCAATTTCATGACCTCGAACATCGAGTTTGTGGTCGGAACCATATTTGTTCCTTTCATTTTCAAGATATACAATTGCTCGAATTACATCTCTAAAATGATCGATATGCTTATTGAACTCAGCTGTGGTAAGCTGTTTGTTTTCTTTGCCGTCTGAGACAACTGGTGAGACGCTCATGTTTTGTTATAGTTTTTTCTTTATACTTTGGTTTTTTAAAATTTACCATTAAACATGTTAAAAATTCATTTTTTGAAATTCTGTTTTCTCGTTTTAATTTCTTTTATAATATTTGAGTCATATTCGAAAAATGTTTTGAATTTACCAGGTCTTACTTCTACTTCTAAAGACTCAAAATGCTGTTCGTGTTCATTATATCCTAAAATAATACTATCTCTGTCTTTATATAATAACTCATCGTCTCCATTATTATATAATTTCATAGTTTTATAATCTATAATATAGATATCAATATTGAAAACTTCAGAAATAAATTCCAAATAGAGATGAGTAAAATATTCGTTCGATCTCAAAAATCTTTTCATTTCTTCTAACTTAGTATGATCAATACATTTTGATATTTCTTCTAATTTCCCACGACTAAGTTTTTGATAATATACTAACCCGTCAGTATCTTTTTTTGTGTCAATTATATCTGCTAGCTCGTGACGAAGTTCAGTTACTGTCTTATATTTTTCACTAATATCTAATTCCTTATATGGTGTCCATATAGATCTTAGTACAGCATGAAGAAAACAAGAACCATCACCTAAAGTGTTGATTCTTCTGATTGGATATGGGAACATTTTATCTTATATTTTTCTTTATTAATAAAGATAAATACTGATTCACCTAATTTCTTCAATAGTAGAACCCGACTTCTTCCTTTCTTCTTCTGTTTTTGGATATGAAGTAAAACGAAATCTGGTCATCCTATGCATGATACAAAAACCGACAAACTTATCTTCGCTGTTTTCATAATTAAGAGAAAACACTAATTCTCCTCCATCGAAAGTAAGAGATGGAGAAAATTTTCGGTCATCCTCTTGAATGATAACACTGTTTTTCCAGGTATTAATACCTGGTTGCCTCATCTTACACATGGGACGAAGCGCTACCTCAGTAATAAAAGAATCTAAATTTCTAAATATAGTATCTACAGAACTGACTAATGTTGATGTCTTGACGGGTGTTAAATTATCAGAATAAGTAAAAGTAATATCCTTATTTATATTTGTCTGTGTCATATTAATAACCCCCCAATCAATCTGACTAACCGGATCTGTTTTCTTAGAATCAAAACGAATATCAATTTTCTTTCCAAGATCTTCCTCCTTCTCAATATAGTAAATATTTTTAACAAAATAATCTGCTGGAGCATCATCAGAACCCAGACAAATATTATGACTACATTCAGCTCTGGTTAAAGTTGTATAAATTCCAATCATTCTAGGAACTGAAATCTTGTCCACATTTCCAACAATTTCCAATTTACTTTTATCGTAAGATATTATTTCTCCGTCCTTTTCCATAATAATTAAGTTTGAAAGATCTAAATTATAATTAATATTATGATCTAAATTATCCAGATCTCCACATACTTGAAGTGGAAAATACATACTTTTTCCTCGAGAATATGACCAAGGGGGATAATAAAAAATAGAAGTTGGAATAAGATGAGAAGTTGGATTATTCAAGGTTTGTGGAGATGGATCTTTGTTCAACTTGAGCGAAACTGTATTCATAAATTGTAATTCGGTACCGTTAAAATCCAATCTAGCTTCTTTAATCATATTGATAAATAAATCAGAACAAAACCTGATAGTATAATTATCTTTAAATTCGTCTTTAACTTTAATATCTGGTGTTTTAGTGGTTAAAAAGGATCGATGGAGACCATGATATGGACAAATTTTAGATCTATATTTAATCAAATCACTGTCTACTGATATGGGTTGAGAATTCATTGTGTCATAAGATGTAAGATAAAAGCTTGTTTTTTGTTTTCGAATCTGATGACAAGTCCAAATATTTTTTCCTTCGGGAAGATGCATCTCGGTAAGAGTAACATTATCCTTCAACTTTTGTTCGTAATCTTTAATTTTAGACATTTTTACGTGAAAATTATTTAAGCTAAACAATATCTAACGACTCGATAATTTTTCCAATCTCAAAGCTATCTCCATTTGATTTTAAAATTTCTTTTAATCTCCCATATTGGGGAATACTAATTTTTTCTAGTTCAGTTACCTCAAAATTACCTTTCTTAAGATATGATTTATAATTAGATTCCATTATCTTAGAATTATTTGTAACTTCATATTTCAAGAATTGAAAAATAATAAGCTCATCATCTTTCGGATCAAGATAATATTTAACTTTATTATCTTTTACAATTCCTCCTGGAGAATATCTTACATCTGTATAATGTCCTTCTAAACCATAATGTCCTTCTCTAACTACAAATATACAAATAGTTGGAAAAGATGGATTAAAATAATAATAATTTTCAACCGAAACATTATCAGACCAAGCTCTAAGTAGACAAATATTCATTCTAAGAATACTACAATAACTATTTAATTCCTCATATGAATATTCGTAATTTTGATCATATTCAATACTTTCTATTATCATCAAAGGGTTTAATTTTTCCAATATTCCTTTGTAAGTTTTAAAATCTTCTGTTTTAGGTAAAACATAATCGCATTTTACTTTTTCTTGTTCTAAAAGTTTTGATAAATCTTGAAGCTCATTTTTATTATATCTATATTCTATTCTAGCTGACATATAATCGCTAGTATTTTTAAACTTATTAAGTGGAAATAAATTAGAATTTGGTTTATAATCTTTTCTTAAATCACCTGAGAAAAATGGGTATCCTTTTTTGGGATCTTGTTTGAACGAAAAATATGAACCAATAAGATTTCCATTTTCCGGAAGATGAAAAGTAATTTCTCCAATATTATAAACTAAATCGTCAATTCTTTCCATTACATTATCCTTTAATTTTGAAAATATATATTCAGAACTATATGAACTTTCTTGTCTTAAAAAATCTATCATTTCTTGTTTGAGACGATTGAGTATATATGTTTTTTCTTCATTATCATTAGTTTTTCGATATTCTTCAATAGTTAAAAAACAGACACTTCTAAGCATCATAGATTTTCTATTCATAATTCCAAATCTAACAAATTCAAAACCTTCTGGAAGAAAATCATTAGTTAGAATTTCTCTTTCTTTTAATAAATCCGCAAGAGGATAGGAAATATTCATCTTTTATTAATCTAGAAGATGTTAGGAATTGAATTTTAAAATAATATTGATTTTGAAAAAATTGATATGAGTAAGAAAAGAATTAAAAATATTCATCTTTCTGTGAAAGATAAGTTCAGAAAAAGAATAGAAAAGATATTTCCATTGATCAAATTCCTAAAATTTCTTATATAGTCAGTTCAAATTAACTTGGATAAAGACTGGAATTGGGGTTATCTTTCTAAAACTTAGATTATCTTACTTGGTAGAAAACATATGTCAGCTTTCTTAATTCAGAATAGATGGAGAAATATCTGTGTTGATATTTATCATCCGATTGGTAAAAAAATAATATTGAAAAGATTTGAGAAAATAATTTTATGAGAAAACCATATCTACGTCTTCCCCGTTTTTCTCTCTTTTCTCTCTTTT